GGTCCGGGTCGGGTCGGAACAGGGGGGGGTGTCCCGAAATGGGGTACGGGGGTTCTATATTTTTAAGACCCTCACAAATTTATTTCTAAAATCTGAGCCTTAAGGCTTTTTTGACTACCCTATCAAGGGGGGTAAATTTAAGAAAAAAACACTCTTTAAGCCTTTGCCTATCGACTTTACAGCGATTTTCCAAGCGGTACATAAACGTCTCGATGTGGACAAAAACGGGACAAAAGTGTCCCAAATTTATAATATTACCAAAACGGGAGTGATGATTTGAAGAAAACAAAAGAGCTTTACTTTAATGGTGTCTTGGTTGAATATACTTGTGAAGATACGGGAGAGGTATTAACACATATTGTTGATTCAAAAACGGGAGAAATTTTAAAAACAATAAAAGAATTTTTTGTTTCTCCACTCCAAGATGTATGATACTAATATATGTATCTTAGAGTGGCGTTTTTGCCTTCAGCCCTTTATATATCGAGCTTGAGAGCTAATTTTTTTTTGCAATTTGCCTGCAAAAAACGGCCAAAATTTACAGCTAAATTGCAAAAATTTTAACCTTGTTAGGAGGGATACATTTTGTCAAGGATAAAAGAAACAAAAACAGCTTTTAATTACCGTGGTGAAAAGATTTATGAAAATCACCGTTTTATTTCGGCTGCCTTTGATGAGGAAAAGGGTTATCTTCTTTGGGTGAGGAAGAGGGGGCCGAGGGGTTTTTCGGATATAGATTTACCTAAGCAGGTTACTTATACTGAAGCAGGAAGGTTAACTAAGCTCTCTCGAAGGATGTGGGGAGATACAAATATGTTGGGCTATAAGGGTAACGGAACTATTAAGCCTTACGATATAGAGGGTATAGGCAGGATAGTTGACCTTCGGCAGAGGCAGGCTTATACCTTTGTTAATAAAATGCTTGATTTGGGTGTTATGGCAAAGGTTAAGATTGAAACAAAAGAGCATAAAGAGGTTCAATATTACCTTAACCCTCTTTATTTTTTTAATAACACCAGATTATCTTTTAACTTATATTTGATTTTTAAGGAACAGCTAAACCACTTCCTGCCACGTTGGGTTATAAGTAAGTATAACGAGCAGGAGAGGGAAAGAAATGCTTATGCCAAGGAAGAAGATTCTTAGCTTTTAGCAACCGGATGGAGGTAATCAGTTTATGACAGTATCTACACGAAAACCGATTTCTCCGGTTGTTGATTTAAGGAATCTTCCTAAGCTGGTTAATGAGAAGTATTATCCCTATTTGAAGGGGAGGAACTCAAAGAGCAGGTATTTTGTTCTTTGGGGTGGTGGTAGTAGTGGTAAGAGTGTGTTCGCCGCCCAAAAGATAGTATTCAGGTGTTTATCCGAAACAGGGCATAGGTTCCTGGTGGTAAGGAAGGTTAAGGATGATTTAAGGGACTCCTGCTTTCAGGAGATAAAGGATGTTATCAGGGATTGGGGTTTGGAAGAGCTATTTTATATACCTACTGGTAGGAGCAGTAATCTGTTTATCAAGAGTGCTAACGGTAATGAGATATTATTCTACGGCCTTGATGATGTTGAAAGAAGGAAATCTATCCGTGGGATTACCTCCATGTGGATAGAAGAGGCCAGTGAGATTACTGCCGAAGATTTCAGGCAGTTGGATATTAGGATGAGGGGTAAGACCAAGCATTACCGGCAGATAATTATATCTTTTAACCCTATTTCTATAAAGCATTGGTTGAAGAAAGAGTTTTTTGACACCGATAAGGGCGATACTGTAACCCTGCACTCTACTTATAAAGACAACAAATTTTTGGATAAGCAGAGCAGGGAGGTTCTTGAAAGGTTTAAGGAGATAGACGAGTATTACTATATCGTTTATTGTTTGGGTCAATGGGGTATTTTAGGAAAAACCATTTACCCGAAGCTGGTTGTTTCTAAGCGGATTACGGATACCAAAGATATTAAGCCTCTTGCACAGGGTTATTTTACTTATGATTACCACATGCAGGAGATTGTGGATAAGAGTATCAAGTTCGAGCATGACGAAGAAGGGCCGATAAAGATATTTGAATACCCGATAGACCAGTTCCCCTATGTGGTGGGTGGGGATACGGCAGAGGGTGGAGAAGATTATTGTACGGCAAGCGTGAGGAATAATATTACCTGGAACCAGGCTGCTGTTTATAAAGACAGGACAGATACGGATTTATATGCTAAACAGATGTATTGCTTGGGGAGGATGTATAATAACGCTTTGATAGGAATAGAAACTAATTTTGATTTACACCCTACCAAAGAGTTATCCAGGCTTAACTACCCCCGGCAGTATATGAGGGAAACCTACGACAGTATAACTAAAAAACCTCAAATGAAGCTGGGGTTCAAGACTACGAAATTAACCCGGCCTGCTGTCATCAGTAAGCATGTTAGTTTGGCGAGGGAACATATAAGCACCTTTAACGATTATGAGCTTTTGGAGGAAATGCTTGCTTTCGTGAGAAACGAGCAGGGTAAGCCTGAAGCTGCTGAAGGTATGAATGACGACCTTATCTTCGCTGACGCTATTGCCCTTGAGGCAAGGGAGCAGCAGATACAGGATATTTTGGATTCCAGCGATATAGTATTACCGGGTGGGTTGCCCGGTCATGGTGGGTCACATAATGCTTGGGATTTTGATAAAGAGGTTGGTCGTGATGATTATGAGGATGATTTTGACGATATGGACTTCTTTGGGAGGTAGATATTACAAGGGGTAGCGGGGCTTTAAAGGGGGTGGCTGTCGGGATGATAAGGTTAAGTTTGATGGAGGCGAAAACACTTCTCTACTGGTATGGTGTGCTGTCTAACAGCAACAATGCTTTAAGGGTTGCCGATTATCAGCTATATTCCAAGCTCACTAACGCAATCAGGGACGAGTGGGATAGGGAGAAAACCGAAGCTAAGTTAGAAAATATGGGGGACATAGGAGGCGATTTTTCCTGATGCTTTTTCGTGTAACAAGGAAGAAAGACGGGTTGGAGCTTGGGGTATATGCTATTAACCATGACAGGTTTTTGGTGTATGCCGATGACAGGTGGAAGTGGTTGGATATGCAGGCGGTAGAGCCTGTGGAAGAGAAAACTGCCGAACTTCACGATGAGTTATCGGCAAGACACTCTTTTCCTTCTATGAATAAGCCTGAAAGCTACCCCAGGTTTAAGAAAGATGTTGCTATGTACAAGGCAATGCTGAACTATCCGCTTTACGATGGTTTGCTTGGCAAAGCTAAGGAGTGCGAAGAGCTTAAAAGAGAAATAATCGGTGATGACCCNGGCACTATCANGGGNTTAGGNAATANCCCTGCTGATTAAATNAAAAGGAGGAAAACCCCTTTATTATGGGAACAACATTTTTTTTCTTATGTGAAGATTGCAAAGAGGTTTGGGATATGGATAAGGCTCCTAATGCAGCAAGGTTTTATCCCGAACTATTAAAAGAACATTCAGGGCATTTAACACAGTTATTTGATGAACATGACGAACTATTTATGCTGGTGGTAGCCATCGACCTTGCGAATGAATATCCCAACAACCCTTACAAGAGAAAAGATTGTTTTGACTATGACCGTCTTGTAGGTTTGCCAAAGGCTACAGAGCAACAGATTAGTCTTTTTTATGCTGCCGAAGCTCGCTCCATAAAGTTATTGGACTTTATTACTAAAAGAGTTGAGAGCAGGCTGAACAAGTTAAACCCCACAACAAAAATGAAAATAGACCTTGAGAAAAAGGAACACAAAGTATATCAGGATACGATTAAAATGTGGCGAGAGCATGGGAAGGGAGTAGTAAATAACGAGGAAGAAAAAAAGGAGGAAAACCCTTAAATGTTAAATAATCAAATAGTTTTTGGTTTAACCTGTTTTGTTTTGGGGGGCATTTTAAGCCCTATTGTCAATATCGCAAAAGACGCTATAATGACCTGGCACTTTAGGAGACAGCATGAGGAAATCGAAAAAGGGTTAGAAGAATTTTACGATACCCATATAAGAAATGACATAAAGGCTGAAGATTTCAAAGAACAAACAGCCGGGCAAAAAACCCCTGACCCTGAAGCTGATGTTTCAGGCATACCCGAAAAATACAGGGCAGAACCTGACCCTCAACCCGAAGAAGAGGACGAAGAAGAGCGTAAGAAGCGGGA